CTCCAGTATCTATAAATTCTTTTTCTGGGGCAGGAGTAGGAGCAGGAGTAGGAGCAGGGGTAGGGGCTACAGCACTAGGCTCTGTCTGAGTCTGGTCTCCTGATGGTTGAACCGTGCCTCCACCTTTTGTGTTGCCATCCGAAGAAAGCATAGTGTCATCACCCGAACTTTCAAGTGGTTTTCTTTCTGTGCTATCAGAATACTTTTTTAAAAGCGATACTACAGTAGTAGTAGGCGTGTTAGGATCATTTATGGCTGCAACAATTTCTGCACTATCTATAACAGCTGTAGTACCATCATTTCCTGTAAATGTAATATTATTAGTGCCTACACCTTGAGCGCCAAATCCGCCTTCTGCTAATTGACCTAGACCTTGATTCTCTCTAAATGCTTGTGGGCTTATTCGTATTTGATGATACTGAGGCACTAGCTCTAAAGCAGCTCTTAACTCCTCTGAAGAAAAGGCAAGCGCATTAGTATCATCATCTAAGTCTGTGCCTTGTTCTGTTTTCACGCTAAATTGGTTGTTCTCTGTTACAACTGGTATTACGTAGGAATCTTCATCTTTTGGCACTACACCTGAGTTATCAGAAGCGGCTATTCTTTGGCTTGTTGGAGTCTCCCCTTTTACAAACAAAGGAGGAAATATTTTTTTTAAAGCTCTTTTTACAGGATTTCCTTTTTTATCCTGCGATAGAGTGGTACCAAAAAGACCAGGCATATTTAAATCTTTTGCAAGCTGTTCTTGTTGCTCTGAAGTCCCATTTTTTCCCAGCCACTGTAGGCGTTCATTCCAATCTTCTCTAACTGCGTAGTCAGAAGTGCCGTCTTCGTTCATTACTAATTTAAACAGACCAGTTTTATCATTAGTTAAACGTGCTAGAGATTTGTTTGACTCAACAGCATTTTCTTCATCTGTTATTTGTCTTCTATATTGATTGCCCGCAACAGCGGCACTACGGATGTTTTCCGTGGTAATGGCAGTGCCCATACCCTGTTTAAAAGCTGTTAAAGATTCTCTAAGTGACATAATTAAATCATAAAGGCCGCTAATAAAGCGGAACCTAATTGTCCTCCAATACCCATCATTTGTGCACTATGTTGTGCCTTTGCGTTTTTGTAAGCGTTATACCTTTGATTAGCCATAGAAGCTGCGTTGCCCATATTAGACAGAGCACTTCTATTTACCCCTTGGCCAATATTTATTAGATCTGCAAGTGTGCTTTGGTTGATTTCTCTTTGTGCCAATCTAGCGTTATTAATAGCTCCTACAGTGCCTAAACTCTGTGCTCTTTGTTGCGCACGCTCTTGTTCTTGTAACTGTGCAGCACTAAGACCAGCACCACCATACCTTTCTAAGTTTCTTTGTCTAACTCCAGCAGCTATACGTGCTTGGTTGGCAGAATCTGATCTAGCTCTATCTATCAAAGAAGTGTCGTTTCTAGCTTCTAGTAGACGTTCTTCAAAAGGTCTAAAATCACGCATATACCTGTCATAATCTCTTCGTGTTATAGCAGCGTACACAGCTTCTGGGTCTGACACTTGGGGCAGATTACTTGTCTGGTATTGTGAGATTCTTCCTAAATCAGCCACCAAATCCTCCAGTCATAAAGTAGTTACCAAGTCGCGTAAATCCGTCTCCTTCTTTTAAGCCACTGTCAAAGAATCCTTTACTATCCTTTCTACCTTTATTCGCTAAACCCGCTCCAACAAAAGCTCCGCCTAATTCAAACGCGGCGCTCTGTCGGGCCTCTCGCATCATTTGTCTTCTTCTTGCTTGTTGTAAAGTAGTAGTATTTGCTAACCTAGCTGCATTTGCTAAGCCTGTAGTGGTATCAGCTTGTTGTCCTCTAGCAGTGCCTAACACTCCTACTTGTCTTTCTCTTTTAGCTTGTAATCCTTGTGCTTGAGCGGCTTGTTGTTGAGCCATAGAAGCAGAAGCTAAATCAGCAGCAGCATCAACAGACCTAGTAGCAGCTATGCTAGGTTTAGCAGTAAGCGCTTGCATAGTGTCAGCTTGAGCCCTACCGGCTACGAAATCACCATAGTTTTCTGTCTCTGCAAGATCTCTCATCTCACGCAAAAGCGGACTATATTTTTGATCAAAGTAATCTTTGTCAGCTTTAGCTACTGCCGCATTAATTTTTTCTGCCTCACTCGGCTTATAGTCTGATGCTTTCGGTTTACTACTCATATAACCTTTTTCCTATATATTCGTGTATCTAACTCCCATCCTATCGTTTCCGTGTACGAGGCCATTTCGTGCACTCGTGATCTCGCTTCGAGATACTTACAACCGGCTTGCATAGCAAGGTCATTAAACCAGTCATTATGGGCCAACCATTCATGGCCCCCTTTTTCATAAGTATACGCTATCCATAGCAGCAATGTCTTGTCTTTTGTAAACTGATCTACTTCAACAGTCAGTACCAAAAAACCAACAGGAGAAGTGTAAAGAAACGCTCTTTCGTTTACACACTCACTGTAAACATCTTCTGGAATAAAGGTAAGAAAACTGTTTTCTCGTAAGATTTCAACTATTCCTGGTTTTATTTTGTCCCAACAACTACGTATGTCAGTAGGTTTTGGTTCTATAAACTCAGTAGTCGATCTCCCTTCCGTACTTACCATAGCGCCTCCTGGCCATTCCAATTCCTTTGTACCTAACTCTTCGTTTAACTCCTAAGTCTCCGCTTCTTGCTCTTAGCTCAGCTTGTTTAGCTTCTACGTTAAACTGAAATAAGTATTCTTGGGCAGCACCTATATCGGTCCACTCTCGGTTAGGCATTCTTAATAATCTGTATAAAGTTCCGTAAATAATTCCATCTCTGTAATCATTTGAAAAGTTAGTGTCTATATTGTTTGACGTTCTACTAGGTTTAAGGGCGACACTTATTATCAAGCCGTCTGTTTTTGTAGAAGAAGGCACTGGTACTACCCAAAAACTATCAGGTGATTTTTGTAAATAGACGTGTGGATTACCTGTTCGGTCTCTCCAATCTGGGTAGTTTAACTCTAGACTTCGTGGACTTATAGGATCCATGTCCCTACCATCGTACGTCATGTACAAAATTTGATGCACGTCTGTGCCGGTCGGCTGGTCAAACTCATACTCGTACACTCCGGCTATAGTGCCAATAGTATCTAAATCATGCACATATGCTTTTGACTTTTCACACAATTCTATAGTGGCAGAACGTAAGTGTTGTTCTATCAAAGAATCTGGGCACATAGGCACGTAAGGTGCCACTTCTTTTATTAAAGATGAAAAAGTTGCCATCTATTGAGGCCCTCCACCCAAAGTTACTCCCGAAGGAGTATTTGGACTTATCAAATCGTCTGCACTTACAGCGTTGCCTAAGCTAGCTGTAAACAGTTGGTAGTGTGTTCCAGATCTTTGTAGGCTTCCTGCATACTCTGCATCTTTCATATAAGCACGAAATAAAACATAGTTAACAATAGCATTTGCGTAGATATCATCTACTTGGATAACATCACTACCACTAGAAAGGTCTGTAGGTGCTTTTGAATACACTATCTCAACGAAAGCACTACCAGAAACTCCTGGGTAAACATAATATTTTTTTGGATCATCTTCGTCGAATACGAAGTGTTTTACCTCAGTCCCATGAGCAGCGGTCCCCGTAACTGAAGGGTCATGCCAATCAGGTTCGTGCGTATTGAGGATATCGACATTAACTAACCTAATGGACCTCTTTCCGGACGCGGTTGAAGAGGTACTTGACATGTTACGCACGACGTTAATTAAACGAAGACCACCACTGGGAAGAGATTGCTCTGTGCCTGTGGTTAAAGATACATTAGCATGAGTGGCACTAGCATCGGGTTTTAAGTTAACTATCTCCCGTTGCGCGTCGTTTACGTATCTAATTAACTCAGCTTCAGACCATCTAACATTAGCTGTATCTTGTAGAGTGTCTTCTACTCTAGTAAGTATATTTGTTAATGTTAATGTGCCTGCCATAAATCACTGTAATTTATGAACTTGCAGCTTCTAATTCTTCAATAAGTGCTGATTTCTTTTTACGTCTGTCAAGTTCAATGCCTATAGTACGTCCATATTCTTCTAGTTGTACTTTAGTCATACTGTTGAAGTCAGGAGAACTTTCTTCTACTACTTCTTCTACTGCTTCTTCTACTACTTCTTCTACAACAGGTTCGTCACCTTTTTTTACTTCTGTACAACCTTGTTGTAAACAAAGCAAACCGAAATCATCTCCAACTTGTCTTGGCTCTCCGGCTTTTAAATGTATACTTGCTCCCCAAGTGGAAGCTACTGTTTTATCTTCTGTAGATACAACCCACATAATTTACTCCTTAAAAATAGGTGGCCAAATTAGTTTGACCACCTATAAAATATATCACAATTAGTATGCGACATCTAATCTTACAACACCAAAGTCTTCGACTTGACCAGTGTGGTCAGAGTGATACTTAGGCTTCTTAAGACCAAATATTTTTCCTATTGAGATACCGTTTTGGTTTCCGTAGTCAAATGAATCTTCAACTATTTCTGGAATACCGATATCAGCCATAGCTAGCGCTTGTGCTCCACAGAATAAACATGCAGAGTAGTTAACGTCAGCATTAGCACCACCTTTGTAACCAGCGGCTCCTGCATTTGAGGATGTACCAGATAAAGCTCCAGTTGTGTTAAAGACGTGTCTGAACTCGTGAACCATGATTCCATCAACCATCAAGCTAGATGAACCAGAGAACAAGCTTGATTGCGGTCCTCTAATACCAGCTTGCCTTACGTTAGCAAGGAAGTCTGAATCAAGTTTAAGGTCAGCCATAACTTGTGGAGTAACAAAGAGATGGAACATCTCGTCATTACCAGCACCTCTAATACCTCTAATGTATTGATCTTTAGCATAAGCTTTCAAATCAACAATCGCACTGTAGCTTAGTTTGTCAGCTGCTGCTATAGCAGTAACATCACCAGCCACGATACCATTAGTAGCATCAAATCTTCTATGTCTATTAGAAGTTGGCGCACTCACATCACTTGCAAACGCAAGATCACCAAGGTTCTGTCCTGTATTTAGAACAGATCTTAATGCTCCGTTGTTTTTAAGTGTATAGTTAATCCCACTTAAAGATAGGAATGCTAACTGGTCCATTCTGTCAGCCATTGCATAAGCAAGAGCATCTCTTGAATGTTCCCTAAAGTTCACAACTGATTTTTGATCAGCTAACCTTCCGGATAGTCTGTTTGCAAATCTCAATTGGTCGAGTTGAACGACGATGTCGAAAGCTCTTAATGACTCTTCATTACCTTCGAGAGTGTTGTCTCCCACAATACCGTCACCAGTCATGTCAGCTAAAAGTGTTAATACAGCTCTAGCTCCCTTTTCTGATTGGGTAAGTTCAGAAATAGTCTGAACCATAGCGTTGGATCCGCTACCCGCGAATTGGTTAATGAAGGACATATTTCTTGCGACACGCCAAAAATCTCTTGACCAGATTGTCAACTGTTCACTGGTCAATGAGCTAAAATTAGTATTAGCCATAATAATGTCTCCATTAAAAAATTAATTAACCAGTCGACTTTTGGAGCGACTTTTGTCCGTGTACCCTTTGTCGTTGGGGGGACGTTAG